GAATGCTCACTGAGGCCACAGCACGGCCCGTGGCCCTTGCTCAGGCAGACTTGGGCTTTCAGTCGCCGTTTCCTGAACCCCAGAAACAACAACAACGGCCCATAGGTATGGCAGCAGGTGGCGTGCCTTATGTTCCTACGCCCACGGTCCGTGGTTCTTCTAAGCAGCAGTTGGCGGATGTCAAATCGCAATGGGATGCGTACAACACCAAGGCTGGTTCATATAACGCTGAGTTGGAGAAATATACAGCGTTGGTTGATGCGTATAACAAAGGACCGAGGGCCGAGGACTTTACTGGGGTAGAGCCTGTTGCCCCTGTTCAACCGACAATTAATGCGGATCAGTATCAAGCCATAGCGGACGCGGCCAAGAAAGATATTGACCGTAGGAGTATGGCACTGGCTGTTGCTGCCAATCCGGAGCAGTTTGGCCTAAGCATGAATAAGTTTTTTGCCGAAGGCGGGCAGGTAGATGCCCCGTATGGCGGGGAAGAAGACCCGCAGATGATGGCCGATAAAACAACGGAGCTACAGGGATTTACAACAAGGCAACCGGATGGCACTGGCACCTTGTGGGGCCCAGATGTCCCCGTTTCTCGCAGCGCGAAGGAACTGAAAGCCTACACGGAAGCCATGAATCCGGCAGTCAAGACTTTTACGGGTGGATTGGGAATGGGCACACGTGGGTATATCTATGCTGACCAGCCCGATATCATCAATTTAAATACCGCCTTGTCTCCCGGAGAACGGGAAGTAACCATGTTGCATGAACTGGAGCACAGCATGGATGCACGGGGCGGCGACATTTATGGTCGTCCCAACTTTGCCAAGATGGGTGGCATGGACAACAACCACCGTGCGTACACTTTGATGGGAAATAGATGGGATTCAGTTGAGGACACCGTCAAAAACATGGTGGATAACCGTGAAAAGTTGGAGAAGTTCTTTGGTCGACCACTGGATAACAGCTATTTCCGCAAGGACTCCTACGATAACCTGAATAAAGTAGGTAAGACCAAAGCCATGTTCAGCGAGCAGTTGGCCTCGTTGTCTGCATTGGAGCAAACCACTGGTAAGTTCTTGACGCAAGACCCGGAAATGCGGGAATTGTTTCCCAATACAAGGATGATGGCGGTGTATGACGCGTTGACCGGTCCCCGTCAGACCCGCATGGATGCCCGCGATCTGCCACCACACACGCCTGTCCCTTCCTACACGTATCAGCAAAACCCCGCTCTTCGTTTTATTCAAAAATCATTGACCGGAGAGAATGAATACGGCACTTCTTACCGTCCTTTCCCCATTAAACGTGCTGGCGGCAGTCCTGAAACAGGCGAGGTAGGATATTTCCAAGACCCTTTTGGCGTGCCCGATAGCGGTCCTGTTACCGCAGATACGCTATCAAAGGGCAAAGAATTCAAGGCAGCGGACGCGTTGAAGGCGGTCAAAGAAGTGGGTACGGGCGTAGTGCGCAACGTGAAAAATATTGCACAGGGCGTGTCTGAGACCCCATACAACTTGGTTGGCAGTGCGGCGGACATAGGCAATATGGTGTTGACACCTTTTGGTCTTGGCTCAGCCGAGCCTGCTTTAGGTAGTGCGCACCTGAAACGCTTGGCCTTGGAAAGAGGTATCCGCCAAGCCCCGCCAACAGACCCCCGGGACGCAGGTTTTTACATGATGGGGGAGCTCGGTGCGAGTGTCGTGAACCCCGGACCAATAGCGGCTAGGGTTGGCCAAGCAACGGAAAAAGCCGTTACTGCCGGTGGCAAGGCTGTGGCCAAGGAAATGCTGCGCGGCATGGAAGGTAAAGGCGTGTTGGCCCCTATCAGCCCGCAGGACTCCATCATGTACGCTGTCAAGCAACGCGGCGGCGCGTTTACAGGAAGCCGGGACATGCCAGAGCAATACACTTATGTGCAAAATCCTGTGCAAGGCCAATTTGTTGATGACGTGACCCGACTTACCCGCTCAGGCGACTTGTTTCCTGACACACGCTATGACTTAAATATTTCGATTCAAGCAAGAAAAGCGTTGAATGATTGGACAGAGTCCAAGATTGGCAGCTACATCCGTAGAGACATGGCAACCGAGGGCGATCCGTTTGTCAAGGCCACGGACCAAGGCAAGAAGTTGCATCTGCATGAGGGCATTGATGATATTCCCTCAATGGATTTGGAATACAGACGCAGAATAGCTGGGATGCCAAAAGAAGGGTTTGCAAAAACAGATCTGGGTAAAAAGGTAGAAGCGCAAATTGATTCGTCTATTTCCCCTGAAACACTGGGAGACATAGATCCATCCAAGATGCATCCTTCCTTGACTGGGCTACGGAAAACGGACCCCAATCAGCCTATCTACGAACTCGGTTCCCGGCTCTCGGACAGGATGCAGTTTCCCAAATTGCTCGAAGGCATGGAAGACATGCTGGCGCAGAGAAACTACAAGGCATATGGAGAGTTCTCATCTCCAATTCCAGAGCAATACCACCTTACTCCAGAAAAATTGCAAGGCCTGTCCCCTGTTCAAGCTTCGGAGAAAGTTGCGCTGTTTAATCAGTGGAAAGAAGTTGAGCGTCAGAAGCAGGCGGCTCAATACTTGGACAAGTACGGCAACACTTACAAGAAATACGACAACGGTCGCAAATGGATTGCCATGGATGACCTTGCCGAGGAACCAATGCAAGCAGAATTGGCAAAACAGGCAGGTTGTCTGGGAGGCTGGTGTACGCAGAACACGGATCAGGCAATGATTAATGGCAGTGGAGACAACCGCTTACATATCTTGTTTGATGATAAAGCCGTTCCTCGCATTCAATTAACAGTTACTAAATCTACGCCACGGGTAGGGGACTTCATCGACCAGATGGAATACTATCAAGTCAACAACTTCCAGAACAAGCATGGCAATTTAAACTACCTTCCCGAAGAGCAGATTCAAGCCACCCCCGAGTACCAAGCATGGGCACGAACACAAGACAACTCAGAACGTATTACCCAGATAAAAGGGCAGTTTGACAGGATAAACATAGCAAACGATTCAAATACGGGTAAGTATTTAAAAGAGGTTCAAGATTTTGTCAAGAGTAAGGACTGGGCTACCGTGGACAATCTTGATGGCATCAACATGATTGATCTTGATGACTACTTGCCTACGTTATCTCGCGGTTTAAGTCCAGAGCAAACAAATCAGTTGAGTGACTTCATGAAAAGTTTAAATGGCGGCTCTCGATACGCCGCTAAAAATGAAAGCGAAAATATCTTGGAAAAAGCAAGCCTGCGCGTATTCCAGCCTTTTACTCCTCCCGGACGCGCAATGGGTGGTATGGTAGAACGTCAACCTAGCACTGCCCGATACATTTAAGGACACAACATGCCCATCGAAAAACGCATCACAGGCGATGACTACCCCGACGCAGGGATAGATATTGAAGTAGAGTCCCAAGAAGCTCCTGAAGACTTGCCTGATGTAGAGATTCAATTTGATTCCGAGACAGGCGATTTGCTGGTCAACATTGGCAAAGAAGACGATGAGGATGTGCCCTTTGATGCCAATTTGGCCGATGTCATTGACACCGATGTGTTGGGCAAGATCAGCGGCGACTTGATGTTGCTGTTTGATGCTGACCGTTCTTCACGCAAGGATTGGGAAGACCAGTACAGCAAGGGCATCAAGCTCTTGGGCTTTACCATGGAAGAGCGCACCAAGCCTTTCAAGGGCGCAAGCGGCGTGAGCCACCCCCTGTTGACCGAGAGCATTGTCCAGTTCCAGTCCACCGCGTTGAAGGAACTTTTGCCCTCCGAAGGCCCCGTGCGCACGCAGGTGCTGGGCAAGGAAACACGCGAGAAGCTCATGCAGGCCGACCGCGTACGCGACTTTATGAACTACCAAATCACTTCGGTGATGGAAGAGTACACACCCGATTTTGATCAGCTCTTGTTCTACACCGGCTACGGCGGTTCGACCTTTAAGAAGGTCTACTACGACGAAAACAAAGGCCGCATGGTAAGTGCCTTGGTGCTACCAGACAACCTGTACATCCCGTACTGGGGCAGCTCTGTCATGAGCGAATGCGAGCGCATCATCCACCGCGTTCCGATGACCACCAACGACTACAAGAAAGCAGTTGTCCGTGGTCAATACTTGGATGAAGCCCAGCCACAGTCCTTGAATGACAACGGCCAAAGCACAATCAAAAAGGCTGTTGACAAGGCCATGGGCATGTCACCCAATGCCGAGGAAGAAGAAATCAGTTTGCTTGAGTTCCAGTTGGATTACGACTTGGAAGGCTTTGAGCACAAGGATGAAGAAGGCGAAGTCACAGGAATTGCGCTGCCCTACATCATTACGTTGGACGAGAACACTGGCGATGTCGTCGGTATCCGTCGCAACTGGAGAGAGGGCGACAAGCTCTTTTGCCGCAGACAATACTACGTGCACTACCGCCTTGTACAAGGACCCGGAGCCTATGGCCTTGGCTTCTTGCACTTGGTTGGTAACCTGTCCAAGACCGCCACGATGGCACTGCAACAATTGCTCGATGCCGGTACGTTGGTGAATCTGCCAGCGGGCTTCAAGGCCAAGGGCGCACGGATCATGAACGATGACGTGCCAATCCAGCCGGGTGAATGGCGTGACATGGATGCGGGCGGCATGGAGCTGCAATCATCTTTGTTGCCACTGCCCTACAAGGAGCCAAGTCAAACGCTCATGGCTTTGCTTGGGTTCTGCGTAACCGCTGGTCAGCGCATGGCCAGTATTTCGGATATGCAAGTTGGCGACAGCAATCAAAACGCTGCTGTGGGAACAACGATTGCTCTGCTCGAGAAGGGCAGCTCGGTCATGTCGGCCATCCACAAGCGGTTGCATTACAGCCAAAAGCTGGAGTTTCAACTGCTCGCCAAGGGCTTTGCTGAATACCTGCCCGATGAGTATCCGTACGATGTCCCCGGTGAGAGCCGCGTCATCAAGCGTAAAGACTTTGACGACCGCATCGATGTGTTGCCGGTCTCTGACCCCAACATCTTCTCTATTGCTCAACGCATCACCATGGCGCAAACCCAGCTACAACTGGCACAAAGCGCCCCACAGATGCACAACATGTACGAGGCCTACCGCCGCATGTATGAAGCGATTGGTGTGCGCGATATCGATCAGATCTTGAACTCACAAAACGTAGACAAACCAAAAGATCCTGCCAGCGAAAACGCGCAGGCATTGGACGGTTCTCCACTCAAAGCGTTTGCTGGCCAGCAGCACGATGCACACATCATGACGCACATCCTGTTTGGTATGTCACCCATGATGCAAAGCATGCCCAATGTTGCTGTGAATTTGCAAAAGCACATCTTCGATCACATTCGATTAAAGGCCGAAGAGGATACGGAAGCCGAATTGTTCAAGCAGTACGGCACCGACCCCGAAGGAACAATCTCTTCATTGCAACGCGAAGCACTGGTTGCTACAAAAGTTGCCCAAGGCTTCCAAGAGGTCAAGCAATTGCAAGAGAAACTGTCGGGCAATCAGGAAGATCCATTAATTGCACTGAAGAAACAAGAGTTGGAACAGTCGGCAAAGAATGATCAGGCCAAACTTGGTGTGGATCAGGCTAAGTTGCAACTCTCCCAGCAAAAGGAACAGGCCGACCAACAGGAAAGCCAAGCTAAATTGATGTTGTCTGCCCAGAAAGCGCAAGCGGATGCCGCTAAAACGGCCAACCAAGGAGCCCAAAATGCATAACAAACCCAAAGTAATGCCAAAAATGGCACAGAAAACAAAGAAACGGGTGCCAAAAGCACCCCCAAGCGGCAAAAATCCGCCGGGTGTGACGTACGTTTATCGAAAAGATGCGTTCAACAAGGTAAAAATTGCGTAAATTGTCGTATGATGTGAGTACACCCTTCGGACAGGGGCCTAAACTGTCTGCTTCATTGGAGTAATCCATGCTTGAATTTGCAGAAACCGTTCTATCTTCCGTTCGTCGCCTCCAAAGGGAGACGCATGAGTCGATTTTGAGCGGTGGGATACGGGATATGGAGCAGTACAAGTTCCTGATGGGCCGTCTTGAGGGGTTTCGGTTTGTTGAAGAGGCAGTAAAAGAGCTTCTCAACAAGAATCCCAATCTTTAAGGACCCTACATGACAGAAGTTACTGCACTGGAACAGAAATGGGCACAAGAAGCGGAAGATGAAGCCGCTCAGGCGGCATCAAATGCCGTGGCAGACGCAGCAGCGTCTGTGATAGCCCGAAAAGAACACAATGAGCAGGTAGAGAACATCAGGGAGCATCTCCCCAAGGCCACAGGCTGGCGCTTGATCGTTCTTCCCTACCGTGGCGCACGCAAAACCAAGGGCGGCATTGAATTGTCTGATCAAACCCTTGAGCGCCAGCAACTTACAACCACTTGTGCATATGTTTTGTCTGCGGGGCCCTTAGCCTACAGAGACGAAGTCAAATTCCCCACCGGCGCTTGGTGCAAGGAGGGGGATTGGATCATTTTTGGCCGCTACGCGGGTGCGCGTATGGCTATTGACGGTGGAGAGATCCGGATTCTCAACGATGACGAAATCTTGGCCACCATAAACGACCCAGAAGACATTCTGCACATGTGAGGTAACAAATGGGAACAGCAACAGTACCGGATAGCCAGTTGGAGTTTGATTTGGGCGAAAATGAAGTCGCCACAGACATCTCCATCAATGAAGAAGGCAAGGCAGAGGTCCAAGAGGCCTTTTCCCCTGCCGTTGAAACGCAGTCCAATCGTGAAGAGTTGGAGACCATTAGCGATAACGTCCAAAAACGTATCTCTAAGCTCACCGCCCGCATGCGAGAGGCCGAGCGCCGTGAACAAGCTGCAATTGAGTACGCCAAAGGCTTGCAAACACAGACCCAAACGCTCCAGCAAAAGCTTGTACATACTGACTACAGCCGTTTGAACGAAGCCAAGACCCGTTTGGAGACACAGCAAACCACGCTCAGGGCCATCATCCGCAAAGCTCGAGAAGAAGGTGACATTGACACCGAAACCGAAGCAAATCAGCGCCTGACGGACCTTGTGTATGAGCAACGCCAAGTGGCAGGATGGCTGCAAGAGCAGGGGCAACAAGTTGAGACATACAGACAGCAGCCCCAACAGCCTCAGCAACAAGCTCCGGCCCCACAGCCCGCCCCGCAAGCAGCCCGTCCAAGCCCGCAGGCAGAAGACTGGGCAGAACGTAATCCTTGGTTTGGCCAAGACCGCGTCCTGACCTATGCTGCATGGGGTATCCACGAAACCATGGTGAGTCAAGAAGGTATTGACCCCAATTCGGATGAATACTATACTGAACTAGATCGTAGACTCCAAGAAGAGTTTCCGAACAAGTTTCAGAGCCGTAGCTCTGCCCAACCCAACAGACAACAGCGTTCCGCACCCGCTGTTGCACCTGCAACCCGTAGTTCGGGAATCAACAACGTGCGCCGTACTGTTCGGCTTTCGCCGAGTCAGGTTGCCATTGCAAAGAAACTGGGTGTTCCGATTGAGGAATACGCCAAGTACGTCAAGGAGTGAACATGAGCGAAAAACTTACAATCGATAGAGCTTCCCGCACAGCGGTAACCCGTGAAAAGGAAGAGCGTCGCAAGCCATGGAAACCACCTTCACGCTTGGACACACCACCGCCTCCTGAGGGGTATGGATATCGTTGGATTCGTGCAGAAGTCAACGGTTTCTTGGATAAACAAAACGTCTATAGCAGCTTGCGTGAAGGCTACGAGCTTGTACGCTTGGAAGATGTTCCTGAGGAATATCAAAACATGCTTCCTACCGTTGAGGATGGAAAGCATGCCGGAGTTATTTCGGTTGGGGGCTTGCTCCTTGCCAAGATTCCTTTGGAAACTGCGAAAGAACGTGATGTTTATTTCCGCCAGAAGGCCCGTGACCAGATGACCGCTGTGGATAACGAGATGATGCGAGAAAACGCTCACTCTACAATGCGCATTGAGAATCCCGAAAGAAGTTCAAGGACAACTTTCGGACCCCGATAGTTATCGGTATCCACAACCTTTTAGGAGCTTCAAATGGCAAACACAAATAAGCCTTTTGGTCTGCGTCCGCTTGGTAACTTGTCTGCTACTGGTGCACAGAAGCAATACGGCTATCAAATCGCGGATAACCAGTCCGGAGCCATTTATCAGGGCGACTTAGTCGTTCTGTACGATGGTTACATCATCAAGTACGACGCTTCCACGCATGCTGCCCCCACAGGCGTATTCAATGGCTGCCAATACTACGACCCAACTCGCGCAGGCAAGCCGACTTGGAAAAACTTTTACCCCGGTAGTGTGGACATCACATCTGGCACCATTGATTGCGAAGTAATCGATGATCCTGCTCAGTTGTTCTTGGTCCAAGCTGATGGTGCAGTTACTCAAGCCAATATTGGCAAGAATGCTGACCCCACAGCCTCTACCACAGGAAGCACCACCACTGGTATTTCCAACGGTAGCCTCGGTTCCGCTTCAATTGCAAAAACTGCCGCATTGACCATGAAGATTGTTGGCTTGTCCACAACTCCTGACAATGAATTGGGCACTTATGCACAAGTGGTTGTGAAACTTAATCAACACCAGTACGGTAGCGTCGGTGTTGCATCTGACGGAGCTTAATCATGGCAATTACACGTTCACAACTTGTTAAGGAACTCGAGCCCGGTCTAAATGCCTTGTTTGGCATGGAATACACCCGCTATGAAAACGAACACGAAGAGATTTTCGATATCGAAACCTCTGACCGTGCGTTTGAAGAAGAGGTAATGTTGACTGGTTTTGGCACTGCTCCAGTAAAGACTGAGGGCGCTGGTGTTCAGTACGATACCGCTTTGGAATCGTTCACTGCTCGCTACACCCACGAAACCATCGCTATGGCGTTTGCGTTGACCGAAGAAGCTGTCGAAGATAACCTCTACGACCGTCTCTCTGGCCGCTACACCAAGGCATTGGCTCGTTCCATGTCTCAAACCAAGCAGGTCAAAGGCGCGAACGTCCTGAACAATGCTTTCACTGGCGGCGCTTATGCTGGCGGCGACGGTGTTGCTCTGTGTTCTACCGCTCACCCTACAGCTTTGGGCCCCAACTTCGCCAATACGCCTACAACTCAGGCTGACTTGAACGAAACCTCCTTGGAGCAAGGCATCATCGACATCGCAGCGTTTACAGACGAACGCGGTTTGAAGGTCGCTGTTACTGCCCGCAAGATGATCGTTCCTAAGGAACTTCAGTTCACCGCTGAACGCCTGATGAAGTCGACTCTCCGCACTGCCACTGCTGACAACGATATCAACGCAATCAAGTCCATGGGCTTGATTCCCGAAGGTTACGCTGTCAACCACTTCTTGACCGATACAAACGCTTGGTTCTTGATCACCGACGCGCCCAACGGCTTGAAGATGTTCCAACGCTCACCAATTAAAACTGCCTTTGAAGGCGACTTTGACACTGGTAACGTGCGTTACAAGGCTCGCGAGCGTTACAGCTTCGGCTGGTCTGACCCACGCGGCATCTACGGCTCTTCAGGTTCGACCTGATAAGACGATGAAAAAGGGGCCTTGTGCCCCTTTTTCTTTTGGTGTATATTGAGCGCATTCCGGGTTTCCCGGAACATCTGACAGTCCCGGCTGACGACATGCAGACAGATGTTCCCTCACTTGCATGTAAGGAAAAAACATGGCACGCACTACGTTTCAAGGCCCCGTCCGTTCAATGAGCGGCATCTATCAACAAGGCCCCGCTGCCGTTGTTGAAAT